AAAGAAATGACCTGCTGCGCGAGATCAGACCAAGTGTCAGTGCGATCACGCAAATCCATTTGCGTATTGACCACACAGCCCGCAACAATGCCCGAAGTTGTTTGGAGCGGGTTCTGATTCATCACTTGGACCGAAAGTGCAGACGGCACGCAGGTAAGTGCCGAGCCGGCAACAGCACCACCAGGAAATGGAACGACAAAGCGTTGCGTGTTAGTAATCCCATTAATCGCCAGGGCAGGATTAACGGAGGTGAGCATCGCGCAAGTCGACCAATCGTCGCCAAGACCGAAGGTGCCGATGTAGTTAAAGAACGAAGACGTCGTAATGAGTCTTGACGTTCGAACAACAGTATATGCACCAACGCTCCGAGGCAACGGGAGATGGCTCGGGTGAAATGCATCCCAGCATTCCAACCCCATAGCCTTCCCACCACTTCCAAAAGGCACAATCGCAGAACGGCCTGTACCTTGTGCGAGGACTTTATCCGCGCGGGTACGACGCCCACCATTTGCCCGCTTTGCCTTCTTCTTCTTTGGCACATTGCGGGGACGTGGACGGTTCACACCCTTGGACATCGCAAGTCAATGGCAAAATGCCTCACACAAACAGCAGTTCGAGTCGTTGGGGGACAACTTTACATTAACACTCGCCACTGCTTACCAAACGCCCTAGGTGTGGAACACACCCGCCCATTGGCTTGTACCCTCTCGAAGGACGATGGCGCTGCCAAGCCCAGCCACACACCAATGTCGTCGCACACCTGAGTGATCTTCGAGGACCGTAGACATCACCTGTAGCCTCTGGTTCCCCACGGACTAGTGGGCAAATCGCCCGTGAGGTCGCATTCATCCGGATAGGGCTACTAGGTGGCGGCCGTTTAGCACCGGGTAGTGCGTGCCGCTGGCCTTCACCTTCAGCGTGCTGGAACACGCCCGCAAATTGGCTCATAGACCCTACCTGGGAAGCAGGATCAAGAAGGTAATTCGGCTGCCTGGGACCGGCCTCCCATTTTATACACGTGGGCACAATAAACACAGCTAGCCCTGGAACCAAAGGAGAAAGGTTCCAACCATGTCCAGAACCGCGAGAGTGGCCATGGTACGCGACAGCTACTCGTGCCAAATCTCCAAGTCTCAAGTGGCACGCCCCCGGAAAAAGTCCCACCGAAAGGCGATGGGGTGAAACCGTCCAACCTAGGCAAGTGCCTAGGACTCTCGGGCTTCCTGAACAGCCTCGGCGAAGGTCAAATTGCAACCTCCGACGAAGAATCCCGCCTCGATCGCATCCAAAAGATCCGCGTAGCCTTCTGTCGTCCTCGTGACGCCAAGGGCTACGGCCAACTGGGGTTCTGCGAAACAATCACGAGCCTTGGCTTTTGCAAGTTCGAGACCGAATCGTTCCAGTATAGGTAGGCATCGAGCGGTAGACCTCTCAATCTCTGCATCGACATCCCTGTTGGGATCGAACTCCTTAAACCCAAAATCCTCCGGCACCAGATCCAACTGATACTGCTGATCGAGAGTATACTCTGTGTCGCCTCGAATGTACGGGGCAAACTGATTGTATATCTTCTCGCAGAGCACAGGGAACTTCCCAGCCAAAGGATACAGACGCGCAATGACACCTGGTGCAACTGCTTGCATCAACTCATCCTTCTTGCCATCGACGGCTGCCTTGATAGCAAGAGGGTTGGTTGAATACGGCATGTTGATCAAGTTACGCATCAAATCGGGGGCGGCCACATCAGGGTTAAGTCCAACTGGTGTCACACCGAAGTGCCAACCTGTGAACTCTGCCTTCTGCTCTGGCCTCCGCCAATGAATTTTGGGCCTATGACCGAGCTTGACCCAACGGTCGCGGAGCATTTCTTCAAATTGCTCGGTCATGTTGTTCGCGGTATTACGGCAATGAAGGGACAATATGGAATCATCTCCTTCAAACACCATCTTCACAAACCTGTAGATACCGTCGACGCAAAGAATTCTGGCGCCCTGTGGTTTTATGAGCTTGGCACCGTTCGCACCTCCCAAACACCAACACCAACAAACCATATTTGCAAGCCAATTTAGGCATGAGGTTCCACGGCATCCGCTCCTGCGGATTGACCTGATGACCTCACGCCAACACTTGCCCTTAGGTATGTCGCATGTCTTGTCTTTAGAAGTGCTGCCCTTGTCCTTCTTCACAGCCAAGTTGAGCGTCTTGAGCGCATTCGAAGCTAGTCTGGCATCGATGAAGTCAGGTGGTGCCTCAGGCAAGAAGTACTTGTCCACAATCTTGGCAACATCCTCCATCACCGGATTCTCGACTATCTCCCGCAATGCGTCGGACATGCAGCCGTCCCATGCGGTGCCGTCGTTTTCGACGACGGCCACTGGGACGTCAGGTCCTGTCCGGGGTTGGTCTGTCGGGCACTTCTGGCGTAAGTGCTGCACCAACCTCTCCATCGCTTCAACCTTTGGCATACCTTTTATGGACCGATGTTTATAGCGGGTAAACATCCACTTCTCCAAAACGCCTATCAATACCCAGGCCATTACCTGCCCCCTATCGCCATCGGCGATCAACAAACGTGGCGGTTTGCCGCGCTTGGAGGGCTCGAGCTTTATGGCAGCATCAAATTGGTACTGAGGTGCGTATGTGTCTCGGAGAAGTTTCAATTGCTTTTCCGCACGCTTAGGGGTCCATTTCTTGCTACGCCAATTCAGACCAAGAACCTCCTGTATGATCTTGTCGATCATCGGTTTGTCATTCTCCAATTCATCGCGGAACGACTGAACAACCTTTGCAAGGTCGCGCTGTTCCTCTGAATCCAAGGAGAATGGGACATGCGGTTCGATGTTGATCCTACCTGCTATGGCGTCCTGCATGTTGCGCAGCGAGTTCAACCAAAACAACCGTTCCTCAATCTGCGGCAGATAACGCACTGCCAGAGGAGGTGTGTCGTATGGTTCGTTGACGTCAAAGCAAAGATCAACACCGCCCAAGTCCGAAGTCGTCATGTGGTCCGTGACGACTGGTTCAGGAAGCTCCTCAGTTGGCTGTTCAACTTCGGCTTCTGGTCTGGGACAAGGGGTTAGGGACTTCATCCCTATGCCGGGGCTCACAAAACACAAGCAACGCGAATCAGCTTCACGACCAGCTTGGATCTCTGCACAAAGGTATCCAAACATCGCATCGATCGCCATCGTGGAAAGCTTATCGCCGGGTCGGTCCTTCACATCAGCACGATATGTGGCAAAGTGAGTGTTCGAGTCGATCGTCGCTTGCGAGGCGCCCGAGTAAAGGCCCGCACCACCCGATCGTCTCATCCGCTCAAGTTCCTCTGCCGTAAGGAAGACATGTTTGGTCTGGGTTGGAACACGCTTGAACAGCCGAAACCGCTCACGAGCCCTATCCAAACCTGTCTCAATATGACTCCGACAACGCGTCACTTGCAGCTCCAAATCAAAAAGAGGGCTGTTCGTGCCAGGGCAACGCTTGCATGCATGCTCTTTAGTTAGATGATCAAACATCCAACCGTGGCATATATAACATGCGTCAACCCTGGCCGATGGCTTGCGAAATGATACAAGAGCCATCGGGGCGTAGCCAACCCAAAGTGGGCCCGGTGAACCTCTTCACACCGGTTTTGGTCCGTACATTTTCGCTCTCGCTGTCGGGGGACGGCTTGAG